GCTTTCTACTCCTCAAAGAATCACCTATTTTTCTTTTGGTCAACTCCGATGATTTCATGCCCCTATTGCTCTTAGCCACCACTCTTATATTATAATTAGGCTTAATACTGTCTATTAGCAACTGTTCGTATAGTTCCAGATCCGCCACGCTGCAGTAAAGTAATATATCAAACCTAAATACATCTTCACCATATAGATTCCAAGCTGATTGTAAGTGTGGATTGGGGTGTTCTCGCCTCATCAGCTTTCCTTTGTGACTACAGAATCTGTTTTTAAAGTTACTTGTTGATCCTATATAACTATTATTATTTATAGTATTTATTATTCTGTATATTCCAGAATTCATTTAGTCCTCTACATCTGATAGAGATATAACTGTACCTGTATCGCTCTTTGATGGCGAAAGTACACGCTCGATCCACTCTTCCAAATCCTCTGGACTTCCATCCCAGATAATTTCATTTGTTGGCATCTTCTCCTTTCCTAACTCGGATAGACTATCAATCTGCTGTCTCTTTCTAATTACATAACTAATAGTATGTGGAGTATCAGAGAGAGACTTTATTCGTAAATCCATTGGTACAAGTAATGCTTTAGAGATACTCCAAATAGAAGCTATCGCGTTACTTGCTGCAATTTTTTTAGGTCGTCTCCATGAATCTCCATGCTTGAGTACTCGGTTAGAAACTGTTGCTTCAAGTTAGGCTCAAGATTATTGAACTCCTCAAAAGATGCAAATAATTTCTCAGACAAATCCTGACTTTTGTAGGAACCAAAATAGCAACACTGCGACTTGAACTCTCTAAGAAGCTCTTGTTCGCACATTTCCTCTATCATAGCTTCCACATACTTCTTGTAGATATTATCTTTAGAATCCTTTTCGAGTGTCTCTTTAGCTAGCTCAATCTCTTTATTAATAAGAGCTTTGAGTTCTTCTTGCCTTCTATCTGGATAGCTATCAACCTCAGCCTGATACTTTTCATGAGCAGAGGTCTTAGCATCTGATCTCGGCATTTTGGGAGCTTTTATCTTTAGTTTGGGTACACAACTCTCGGAAATACTTCTCATAGAAAAGACTATAACTACCGCTATAAGGGTGTCCATATCAACATCATCAATATCCTTGATAAAGGCCATTCTCTCATCGCTGTTAATATCCTTTAGCTTTCTACGTAAATCAGCACTCTTCCTTAATGCCGCCACTCTGGATCTATTCATGTCTGCATCTCCAAGTATTCTCATGAATACGGGAGTTTCAACATCTCCAGAAACAACCTTAAATTCCTTACTCCATGAAAATAGAGGGGAAATATCCACATCCGAAAATTCAACAAAACTTTGCGCCATTCTTACTCCTTATCCTTTTATTTTAAAAAAAGGCAGGGCTACACAATGTATAACTACAATTTGCAGCCCTGACTTATACCTTTATTGCTACAATCTTACGATTGTTTATTATTTAACTTACGTTAATACTGTTGATCCTGAATACACTATGCAGTAAGCATCCAAACTCTTAAAGTTAAAGGTCTGAGACGCATTGCTATTAACATTGGAAGTATAAGAATCTCCAACTATAGCGATACTTGGAAGTCTGATTGACTTCAATACAGTGTAGGCAACCGATTCATCACATGGGTCAACCAACTCTATCTTTAGAGATAAAGCTACACCCGAACATGATTCACCTGGCCCCCACTCTACAGCAGCACCACTAGCCCAAATAGTTCCAGTGGATAATAGAGAAATCAGATCCGAGTCTGTATCGAGTACTGTAATAGTACCCTCTACGGTAGGAACTTGTGACTGATAACCAACCACATTTCTATTTCCAAGTTCTTTTACTGGAGTAGTGTTCATATTACCATTGATTGTAACAGACTGAACTCTGCTAATACTATTAGCGGATATGGTTACATCAACATCCTTGCCCTTAATTGCCACAGGTAAGGTCGCATCTCCAATATCAGTCCAGTTCTCCCCAGCCGGATTTGCATGATATACCACTATAACCTGACTAGATAAAGCATCACCAGTGGTTAGAGTAGTACCTACAATTCTGTACTCTCCGGTTGCAGGAGCACCAGCAACCTCTTCCAAATAATCCCCACCATTAGTTACAGTAATAGCATAATTACCGTTCTTCAACTGTATGGGGGTTTGAGTAAGAGTCTGTGAGGTACCAGCTACCAGAAGTTTGTCTACAATAACATCATACTTTAGGTAACGTCTATCTGAACCGATAGCTGAGTAATCTTCTTTTGACTCACCATCAACTGTATAGTTGAAAGTGAAGTCTCTAATCTGTAAGCGTCTGCCGCTTATTGATTTAACATAATCTGAAACTGTGTCATCCTTTACGTAAAGAACAGCATCAATTTCTTTTAGTTCCGCAATATCAACACCAGCTGCTGGATAGGCAGCCGGATTTGTACCTGTTAGGGCGGCGAAAATCTTAATACCAACGTCAAATGCACTAAATGTTAGAGTTACTTCTGGAGTATCTTTTACTTCTCCAACATGTTCGGGATTCCCCAATTCGTCCACCGTAGTAGATGGAAGGGTAGCACCGAGTGTTAAACTCTGCACTCTAGACGCAGCAAAGACATCTCTAGGCCCAACGATTTTTAGCTGTAATTCTTTACTTGGTACAGCGAGTCTTGTTGCCAATTTAAACCTCCGTTAATTCATAAGTTAAATACTTATGACCTGTCGTTCTGAGCTACTATGGAAACTGTAGCTCTATAATATAATTTATTTACAACATCTGCACTTATCTTTATCGGGTCAAACGACTTCGACAAAATTGATAAAACACCTATCCTAGTAGGTGATACAGATGGAGGAAATCCTTCATCATAATTATACACTGGAATGGGGTCTTTGAGTACATCCAATAACTTATATCCAAAATCATCTCTTTGAGATTTATTATTAGCATATATGTCTATATACCATCGTCTAACTCTCAAACCAACTCTATTACCCAATTCATACTCAACTACATCTATCCTACCAGCCTCTACAGCCACAGTAGGAAGTTTTAGATCTCCTTCTGGAAATCCGTCTACAATCGTAACAAAAGGAGTTGATAAGAATACCACATCCTTTAGAAAATAATAAACGCTTAGATCTTCTTTTCTCTCGGTATACAAAATAAACTCCTAATAATCCAGCCCAGCTAACTTTCTAGATGATACTCTTCTTCCGCCACCTATTGATAACCTAGCTGGAGCATTTCCGCCTCTTGCTGTCTTGGCTGCCGCTAACAATTTATTTACATCTACATCTTTTATGGATACCCCAAGCTGTCTCGATATTGATTTAGCCATATCAAAATTAGATTGGAGTTCAGATATAAGTCTGTTAGCATCTGCTACCTTAGAACTTAACGCGTCCATTTGAGACTTAAGATTCGCCACAAACTCATAATAAGATAGTTTTCTTTCCATGAAGTAAGTTCTAAATAGCTTATAAACTCTATCCCTAGAGTGTTCAACAAATCTGGTCGGACTGCAAGTGGGATATGGAGTACCTCCCCAGTCAGATGCCATTGTTACGGACTTGTTTCCATAATTCAGTAGAGACCAAAACGGCGCTGGGCTGGAATAATATCCAGCTCTTAGTTTCATCGTCTTGGTATATAAATCCGTACCATATATCTTGGTTTTCCATGTTTTGGATGCTCTTTCTGGATCTTTACCCTCCCCAACACCTAGAGCTCCTCTAGCTAGTTCTACAGCAGTAGCATAATCATCTATAGATCCAGCGGTACTGTCCATATTTATATCTAAGGATATGTTCTTGCTCCACCCAACCCCATGTATAGTATATTTAAATAGGCCATTTATATCAGCTACGTCTAATAGGGGTTTTTTGAATGCCTCATAGTTATACTCATTGCTCGTAATAACCGCTTTCTGCACCTCTTCCTGAAATATACTGCCAGATTCATCCATAGCCATAGATAAAGACTCTTTGAAAGCCAAGTCTGCCGCCCGTGCATATTCCCTTTCAGATAGACTCTCTTTGGCGGATGATATTGCCACCTCTGCTTTATCTATCGTCTTGCTAATGTTGTTTATGGCCCGCCTTGATATTTCCGTATCAGAAAGTATTTCATTAAGAGCAACTAAAATCTCGTCCATTTAACCCTGGATCATAAACTCGATATCGCCAAATATATCTCTCATAATAGAGCGAGTATACCCATTGATCTCATCGAGAATAAACTTCCTTAGTGCATCAAATTCTGGAGAATGCTTATCTACAGTCTTTTCTATCTCTTGTAGAATCTGAGCCTGAACCTTCTTATTTCGTTTACCCACCGCTCTTATCACATCTAGAATATCTATCTCTTGTATTACTTTAGGTTGTGTCGTCATCGTTATCCCTTTGTTTGAAGTCTAGGATTATCCTATTTATAGATGGGACACCTAAGAGAGTCACTCTCTGTATGTCTACCTGCTTACCATCTACTCCCATATATTCTGTATTATCTACTATGTCCATATAAGGCCCAGAGTACATAATCTTAACTATTCCATCCCCTAAGAATGTAGTGCCACCGGTATTAAACTGATCCTCATCGGCGTACTTCCAAGTAACGTGGGCTTTTATAATATCTCCAGACCACGTATCTATATAGTATTTCCCAGAACAGACTGGACAAAATGAGTCAGTTGATGTACTGGTAACAGGATCAAGAGAGCAGTTGTAACAACCAGATTGAGTAGAGCTGTAAAATATAACATTTCTACCAATTGCATTTATGATATTACTGATAGTATCTCTAGTTCCTTCTGGAAATACTATGTTCATGAAAGTACCTCCTGAAATAACTGATCCCAGCTTTCCGCTATCGTCTTCCACGAATATTTTGGATCTGAAAACTTCTTTATGGATTTTTCCGATAGAGTTTTGTACAGCTTCTTATCAGAATAAATCAATTGCATCTTTTCAGCCATAGCTTCTGGAGTAATAAGTTTACCAACCGTCATACTGTTATCAAACATAAATTTAGTGGTGGTGGGAACAAGCAGCCCGCAATCTGAGTATATTTCTGCACACGCGCTATGATTTGGAACTATTTGTGGGGCTCCGGTCATCGCGTGTTCTATGTTGCAGTTATGAACTATTAGCCCGTTAGCGCAAAAAGAGTGATCTTCATCTACTTCCAAATTATAAACATCCTCTTCCACTAAATTTTGTAACACAGTATCTACTTTAATATAAAGCCCATCGCCCTTAACTATAAAATCTGTTATGCTCTTGAGTTTAGAACTGCCCATTTTTACATAGTCAAGATCCGTAAGATTAGATGCCTTTTTCCACCCGCTATCTGATAAAATATTATGATCGGCTGTGCAGTTTATTGAAAATTCGTTCTTAAGTTTTACGGTAACTGTGTGCTTGTGACCAGTTTTACCGCTTCTGGTGACCGGCATAAACCTGCCCTCATGAGTCAGCACTCTATCCGATGCAACTACATTACTTATCTTTACTAACCCCTTACCTTCTACCATTACATCCGTATTACTACCTAAGCAAAGACCCCACCCCTCTCCCATGCCAGAATTAAGTCCCACATCTGCTGAGTTATATATCTCATTTAGAGCGGACACCGGTACAGCTTGGACTCCATTGTGCAAATTAGTTAGTATCAACTTACTATCTATTCCCAATCTTTGTGACACTTGGGCTATGTTAATACTAGAGTCGACTACTCCGCAATGCATGTACAGGAGAACATCG